GTCGGTCTGCCATTCCGGGTGAACGCCTTCCACCGACTTCTTGCCGATCATAGATAGGAAGGGCGTTTCGTCGGGGGTGATGAGATAGATCTGATCGGCGAGCGTTTCGCGGTTGCCGACCGCATCATAGGTTTCGAAGGTGTTTGATGGCTGTGCCATTGGCTGTGTTCCTTAGAGGAGGGCTTCGATTGCTCGGGCGGCAGCGTCGATGCTGCCGGACTTGCGAAGGCTCTCGAAACGGCCTTGGCGGTCTCTTTCCTGGATCGTCTGCGGGGCCATGCGCTGTTGCTGCACAAGCTTCGGCTTGGCCACGACCTGCTTTTGCACGGTGGCGGCTTTGGCTTTCAGCTTCTGATAGGCGATGGCGTCGTGAAGGATCTGCATGTATCGGGCGTCGGCAATCTGGCTCACCTCTTCCGGGGTGACGCCGTAGACCGTGCCGCCGATATCTGCGATGTCCTTCTTGAAGGCTTCCCGCTTCCCGTCATCCTTGAGATGCGGGAGCTTTTGAACGAGCAACTGCTTCTGCGTGGCCATGAATTCGGCCACTTCGGCTTCCCGCTGCTCGGTCGTCTTCTGCTCTTCCTGCTGCTTTTGCTGCCACAGGGAGTTCAGCATCTTCATGCGCTCCTGGTAGTGCGCCATGTCCTCGATGTACCCAACCGGGTCATTCGGATCGTATGACGGCTCCTTCGGAACGATCAGATGATAGTTTTCCAGGATAAGATCGCGCTTCTGGCGGATTTCGTTTTCCGCTTCGCTCACCTTGGACCGATATTCGGCCTCCCGCTGTTCTTCGCGGCGGGCCATCTCTTCGGTCTTTTTGGTGAAAACACGCTGGAACATGTGGTTGGTCTTGAGATCGGCGATGCTTATCGTCGTGCCGTCTTCCAGTGTCACCGTCGCGGTGTCTGGGACGGGCGCCGGGGCAACGGGCTCCGCATTCTCGGTCTCACCCTCATTTCCATCGTCAAGTGCCGACAACAGTGCGTCGTCTTCGTCGCCTACTGGCGGTTCGGTGACTTCGGCTGCCGGTTTCGCCTTTGCATCTTCGACGCTGTCCTTTTCAGGGACGTCCCCAAGAAGATTCTCAATGGCACTTACACCCTCGTCGAAAGACATCGACACAGGGGATGCGTCTACGGACCCGCTAGGGGCTGTCGTATCAGGCATGGGTTATGTTCCTTGGTTTGGCTTAGACGGCCTTGAAGGCTCGTTTTTGCTGAGACGATTGGATCATCGCCTGCATCTCATCCGGGAAGACGTCGCAAACCTTGGCGTACGCCTGCAGGGTGAGAATGAGTGTCTTGTCGTCGATGCTGGTGTTGACGAGCTGCTCGACGGCTGCCTTACGGATGCGGTCCAGCACTTCGAGGAAGACCGGATCTTTGGCGAGGCGTTCGGCTTCCTTGGCGAGAAATTCCTTGTCCATCAGCCACCTTCGCTATTCTGAGGCGCCCATCGTGGCACGTCTTTCAAAGGCGGCTTAGATGCATACAGGGCCAGAACGTCAGACGCCATTTTCTTGACCTCGTCATATTTATCGACGGCATCCCATTCATTCTCTTCTGGCCCCATGGCAGCGATCTTCTTCAAAGCCGCATAGAACTCGCCGTACATGTACGAATCCCAAAATTCCATCAGCCAGGCTCTCCACCGGTTCTGACATCAGACGAGACCTGAGCGTTCTCATTCTTCTGCCCCATCTCCGCCAATTCGCGCTTCAACTGCAATTCAGCAATGAGCTGCTCACGCTTGAGGTTGATCTCGGCGACGAACTGCTCCTGCTTCAACTGGAACTCCATCTGCATCTTCTGCATCTGGATTTGCGCGTCCTGCTGCATCTTCTCGCGCTCAAGCTGCATATTCGCTTCGTTCTGCATGGCGGTCATTTGAAGCGTGGACTGCTGGTCCTGCTGCTTTAGCTGCAACTCAGCCTGCGACTTCTGCATGTCTGCCTGAAGCTTGGCCTGCTGCACCTGAACCTCGGGTGGCGGCTGCTTCGCCATCTCAGCGGCCATCTGCTTGATCTGCTCAAGGTCAGCTTCGCCTATATCGGGATAGAAGGAATCGGCGTTCTTGATGCCGGCCGCCTCGACGATCTTGACCAGGGTCTTCCTGATCTTCGGCATCATCTCGATTGCCTTGTCAGACAGACCGGATGCCTGGAAGCGATCGGTGATGGCGATCTGGCTTGTGAGGATGTTGTTCAGCATCGCCATGTCGCGGTCACGTGAGCCTGTACCGAGGCCAACGTTGATCTGCGCGTCCATGGTGGCGTTCCACTGGCGCGGGTCCATCTCCACCCAATCGTCGCGCAGCCGGATCATCCTCGGGCGATCCTGATGCTTGACAATCAGCTTCAGAACCTTGGCGAAGACCTTCTTCCAGCCGAGTTCAGCCTGGTTGCGTGCGATCAGCTCGACCTGCGAATAGGCGCTGTCATGCTGGTTCTGGTTGGCGGTTGCGGTCTGGTTCTGCAAAGTCTCCGGATCAAGCGCCATCGTTGCGCGGGAGACACCCGTTCGCATTTCGATGACCTGATCCATAAAGCCGAGGGTGGCCAGCGCGTCCTGCAGGATCGAGGGCGTGACAGTATAGCCGACCGGCGCAGATTGCGGCTTGCGAAGAATGACCCCGCCGACGCTCGGATTGACCAGCTCGTCCATGTTGATGACCGAACCGACCTCGATGTCCTTCTGCGGGTTGTTGACCTGATAGGCGTTGTTGAGAAGCTGTCGCCCTACCGACGTCTTGATCTGCTGAACGTCCATGACGTCGCCAGCCAGAGAACGCGATGTAAAGCGATGCGGGACAGGCTCGCAAGGAATCTGCGTAAAGGGAGAGTCATCGTCCCACACTTCCCAATCAAGAAGTTCGCCAGCACCAGAAGCGCCAGCATAATAAGCCAGTACCGTTTCTGCGATGCCGTCGCCATTCACGTCCGCCTTGATGTAGCACTCGTAAAGTTCGATGCGGTCCATCGACGGGTCGCCGTTGGCGTTGCCGAACTGATAGGGATCGCGGGCGTTTGCCTCAGGCGACAGTCTGGAAGAGGAGAAGTTATACCGCGGCAGGCTTTCCACAATCTCCTTGTCAAAGCCCATCTCGATAAGCTTCGAGCGGGTGACGTGAGGGTCGCGATGGGCCGTGAAACGGGCTTCCTCGATCGTGATGGACTCGCGATCCTTGAGAAAGTTCTCAGGCTCGACCGTCTCCATGACCAGCCGGCCCTTGGAGGTAACGCGCTTGATCTTGACGTCATAGAGCGGAATGACGATCTGCTCGCCTGTCTGCGGGTCGACGTCGATATACGGGTCGGCCTCCTTCTGCGAGACGATCTCGACCTCTGGATCTTCCAGCAGCATGGCGAGGCTCTGGTCATCCAGCCCGCTATGGACCGAATAATCGCATTCCTCGCTGTCGTCCCAATAGGTCTTGACGATGCCGTCCGCCTGGAGAAGGCTGTCATGCGTGGCGTCCCACATGATGCGGTAGCCGTTGTTGTCCTTCCAGAAGACATAATTGGCATAGTCCGATGCCTGATCGGTGAATTCCTCATCACCGGGCTTTGTCGGCTCGTAGTCGACGATGCGATCGGATGCCGTGAACACGCGAATGATACCGGGAAGCACCCAGCCGATCACGTCGGCAACGTCGCGGCTCTTGAACTCGCTCCAGCCTTCCTGGTGCGGCGTATCCGGCATCTGGCCGTTGTAGTAATTGATGGCCCGAACACGCTCGTCCACGACCTCTGTCGACACGAACACCTCTGCATCGCTGATCTCGGAAGCGATGAGGGCTTTCAGATCAACCTCATCTATCTTCTTTGCTGCGCGCTTTGCCATTCAGACTATTCCCTTATTGCGGCTGACTGGCATCTTGAACTCCACCGGTTCTTCGTAGACGACACACATGAGGCCGAACGAATCCGCACCGTGAGAAGCCCAATCATGCTCAGGACCAAGGCCGATGCCCCGCTCTTCGTCGCGCTTTTCGTGATACCAGCCGAGGGCAGCCCGACCGGCTTCCGTTGTGTCTTCGTTGAACCAGATGCTCGGGAAGAGACGTCTTGCCTCCTCGATGCGAGCTGCAGCAGCGCCTTTCCCTTGGTTTGGGACGACCGTTACCGAATAGCCGGCCGATCGAAGCGCGCTCTCATAGGAGACGTCGTAAACCTTGTCCTGCGTCGATCCATCATGCGGCAACCAGATCTGAGCGACATCGGGCGTATAGCCTTGGTTGCGCATCCAGTTGACGTGATATGAAAGCGGCTGCCCTGAAGCCTCATGGTAGTTGAGGACGCGGATTTCCTTGCCAATAAACTGAGCGGCCCAGATCGTGACCGCATCTGCCTTTGCGCCAGTTCCACCAATGTCGAAGAACAGGCGGATCGTCATCAGCGGGTCAGCAGCAACCCTGCCGATGCGGCGCTGGTTCTTCGCTTCGGCCAGATGCTTGGCGAAGTAGGCGCCAGCCGCTACCGAGAGATAGCCACCTTCCCAGATGTGATCGTATTGATCAGGCTGCATACGAAGGCAGTCGAGACGCTCTTGCTCAAGCTCCGCGGTGAACCACGGATTGTCCCGCCAGTTGGCTTCGACGACGATTGCGCCGGTTGGCTTTTCCGCTCCCCTGAGCATGACGTCGATCGGGTCGTTCTTCAGTCTGGCGTTCCAGCTGAACCAAAGCTCCGAGCCTGAGACACGAAGCGTAGGCCGCAGCAGGTTCAGCGATCGAAGCGATGCCGTCTGCGCTTCTTCCCACCAAGCCCGCTTGAAGCCTTCGAGCGACTTGATCGATTCAGCGGTGTGGTCCTGCATGCCCTGGAATATGATTGCTCCATCGCCAGGGGTTTCGATCGTGTCGCGGAAGACCTTGAAGCCGTCAGCCTCGCCAAGGCCAAAGTCGGCCAGCTTTGCCTCAAGCAGGCGCTTGGATGAATCAGCGAGTGTCTTCTGGACTTCACGGATACAGACCGAGAGCATGCCGCGTTCGGCCAAATGCTCCTCTATCATCAACCCGCCGAAGAAATGCGATTTGCCTGACCCTCTGCCGCCGTGGGCGCCTTTGTACCGAGATGGGGTAAGGAGAGGTTCGAAGACCTCAGCCGTTGGGATCTGAAGAGTTCGCACGAATGATCTGGCGTGTGATCGTATGGACGAAGTTCAGCGGGTTCTCTTCATCGCCGGAGATCCCCTGCGGAACCTTGCCGTCTAACCTGTCTGCTATTTCGCGGATTGCCGGCACGTCGCCTTGTGTTAGAAGCTTGCGGGCATTCCAGCGCAATGATCCTGGAGGAGCCAAGCATTCTTCACCGCGTTCTGCCGAAAGAGCCTCGACCAGCAGGGCATCTTTGAACGGCTTTGCCTTTGGGCGCCCGCCAGGATTTCCGCTCTTGCCGATCTCGAATGTCATTGGTTGTTCTCAAACACTAACATGTTGAAAGAGATAGACAGGCAGCCTACCAGATTGCCATGATGTTGGTTGCCGTCGTTCCGGTCGAAAGAATGCGAGAGACACGGATTGGAAGGAGCGCGCCGGCTATGATGCCGGTGAACGTGACGGACTGACCACCAGCCATCGTAACAGCGATATTGCCAGCGCCACCGACGAAGAGGGCTCTGGAGGTATAGGTCAGATCCGTTCCATCGTTGGGCGTGATCACTGCTGCATTCGAGCCTGGATCGACAACATTGTTGGATCGGTTCGACAGATCAGTTGCCATATGGATTTCTCCTGAAGTTCGAAGATCAGACGGCCACGCCGATAAGAGGCAGTGCGCGCAGAATGATGATGATCACCGCAATCACGATGACGAGGTATTCGGCCCATGACTTGAAGGGCTCCTCGATCATGGGAGCGCGGCGGATGAGGAAGACGACCAGACCGGCGATGAAGCCAACGATCAGGATCGTGATCAGAAGACCGATGAGACCAGATGCCATGGAAAAATATTCTCACGCTCCCAGTATTTCACCGAGGCATGGGGGCATTTTGTGGAATGGATTTCTACGGCTTCGGAACGATCGAGCTTGGATGCGCCGGCGAATCTGCCCCTTGCGGGAAATCCTCGGGGTAAACCGCCTTCCACTCACGCCAGAATATCATTGGGGAAACGTGGCGCAGCCTGTCGTAGAGGTCGCTGTCTTTCATCTTGAGCGCGTTGATGAAAGCCATGTGTGGGTTAGGTCTTTCGTCCTCGTCATTCGATGGCATCGTATCAACTCGCAAAGGAGACAGGGATTTCGCTTATACCACGCTCATAGCGCCTTCCAAACGTTCTCACCCACGCCTCTAGATATGCTTCCAGACATGGCGGCATTTGATCATCGACATGAGGCTTTGTGAGACGCCGTAGACCTTGGCAAGCTCAGCTGTCGAGCGCCGATCAGCGCGGATGTCCAAAACCTGCTCCTGCGTAAGCTTTGCGGCCGGGTTGCGCTCGCCTGGGAGAGATGAACGCCCATGCCTTCCACGCTCAACCATATCTCTGTTGTTGTCGGCTCTTGTCCCAGGGATTAGGTGCTCTGGATTGCAGCATCTGGGATTGTCGCACGTGTGGCGGAGGATTTGGTCACCAGGGTCACCAACCTCAATGATATAGCGCTCTCGGTGAACGCGCCTCGCCGCGCCATATACCTGAATTACTCCGTACCCCTTGGGGGTTACGCATCCTACCCATTCATCGCAGCCTGTTGCAGGATTCGTTACAACCCGCTCAAGAATACGCTCAAGCGTGTCTCTGCGCTTTACACCCATAATTTAGCCTCTTGGAAGAATAAGCCAACAACCGGGGCATGGAGGCTGGTACGTCTGACACCCCGACAGGATCAGGAACGGCGTAGCGACCGCAATGGCGAGGCCAAGCCATATGGCGATGATGATGAGGTTTCTCATCTCGCTACCTCAGAATATGCAGGGATCTTCACACACCAGCTTGGCGCCGATCTTCAGGCGGATTCTCCCTATGCGGCAGTGCCAGTGGGAGGTGAGGAGGAGGTGCATGGCCGTCTCCAAATGAAAGCCCACCGCCAGAATAATCCCTGGCGGTGGGCTGATCTTCGCGTTGGCGTGAGCCTCAGCGCAGACGTGACAACTGAAATGGCAGGCTAGCCGCTGTGAGAGACGGGCTATGGGATGGTGGTGATGGGTACGGGAAGGCCAGTGCTGCTTATTGCTGGCGGGCCTTGTGCACTACGATCAAGGTTTCGCTCCTCGAAGGCCACGCTTCCCGATCTGGGATGAAAGAAACATCGGGAGAACATGCCAGCGTTTCAGAGACCGTCGCCTCTGGGGTTTATGGCTGCATCGCAAAGGTCGCGAACCAGCGATGCAGACGGCAGTTCAAACCAGCTTCCCGATCTTTGTTGAGGCATTGCCTCGAATAGTTGCCCCGACTGGCCTCCAGCTATTCCCCGGCTTGGGAGGCTCCGCGCGACCGTTTCCGGTTTCTGCCTTTCGGCTTCATCAGGCGCAAGTGCCGGGCAAGATGTCAGCTGCACATCGGGGCGATGCTGACCCACGTCTCGTTGCCTCATCTGGAGGCGAAAATCTCAGTATGTGATTTACCAACTTGCATAACCTGATTTGCGCCTTGTCGCAAGTCCTTCCGCTTGGCGAAGGCGTTCAACCCACGCTTAACCCACAGAAGTTGTTGCTCTCCCATGCCGCGAAGGTGCTCATAGTCCATGACTACCAGGTTATGAATCAGCGCGCGGATCTGGGGGCCGTCCTCTAGGCGTAAGAGGATGCCGATCGCCTCCATCATCGCGTTCGAGGCTCTGCGGGCCTTGTCTGTGACGCTCTCCGACTGCTCGCCATCATGGCCCTTGACCGAGAACAGCGATTGCGCCCGAGCTGATGGGAACGGAATGCCGGTTAGCCGGTGATAGCGGCTGATGATCTCGGCATATTCATCGCCGGCCTTGCGCTGGTCTTCGGTAATCCTGCCATCGAGGAACATACGGCCGAGGGTATAGCCTGCGAACTGGCTCTTGACCGTGTCGTCACTCACCTTTGCGCTCCAGCCGTCTATGCGCCGCCTTGCTTCGATCGCGACCGACATAGCCTCCTTCTGCGTCTCGCTGCGCTTGATATCCCCGCTTGGGTAGCGCTCGACGTTCTGCTTTCTCGGGCGGCCTGCTTTTCTGTTCTTACGAATCTTTAGTTTTGCCGCCTTCATGCCGCTTCTCCTTGTGATAGCCAAGCCCATATTCTGCCGTTGTGGATGTGAGAGACGGTCGCAGGCGAGACGCCGAACCTCGCCGCCAGTTTGCGTTGCCGTTCAACGCCCTTCAGCTTGTTAATCTCGCGTACGTCGGCCTCGGTCAGCTTGGCCCCGTAGTTACGCTCACCTCGGCTATGGGTTCCGTGGAGCAACCTGTCTGCCTGGTTATCGGCCTGCGTCTTCCAGTCCAGGTGCCCCGGTGCGATGCAGGCGAGATGCCCCCGGCCACAGCTGTGGGCGGCTTCGTGCTCGGGCGTTGGAGGAGCGCCGTGAACGAGTTCGCAGACATAACGGGAGGCAACAACCTTCTTGCCGTCGATCCAGACCATGCCGTAGCCATCTCGGCTCTTCCCGAATGGCCAGATCAGGCAGTCGTCGGAAGTGTGCTGCAGTGCTACTTCCTGGATGAAGCGCTGCGGCTCTCCGCGTTTTGCTCTGCAAGGTCCTCCGCCGAGAGGGTCGCCGTGTTTCGAAAGGCGCCGGTAGTGCGACCTGCAGTATCCTCTTGCCCCCTTGGCGCTCCGGTGAGCATTGCCTTGGCACCCGTCGATGGAACATGGTTTTTCAGGACGTCCTGCGCCGTTGTTGGTCCGCTTTACCTTCAGCTTAGTGGATTTGCCGCCCATTTCCGTGCCTCGCTATGTGATGATGTGATGCCGCAGTGCCGACGCTACGAGAGCTGTGACGTTCGCCGCTCCGAACTTGTCCATCATCTCGCGCTTGTAGGTGTTGACCGTGTTTGCTCTGATGCCGAGAATCTCGCAGATAACATCGGTGGTCTTGCCATTGCTCAGCCAGAGGAGAATTTCTCTTTCGCGGGGCGTGACTTTGATATCGGTGGCGACACTCATTGAGATGCAAGCCCCTCGTTCAAAGCCTCGATCTTCTTGACGGCGTACAAGCAAGATGTATGGTCCCTATGGCCGAACAGCCTCCCCAATGCCGGGTAGCTCATCCCGAATTTGGTGATGGTCTCCCACATGAGCTGATGGCGGATCATTGCTATCTTCCGCCGCCGGCCGGCACCGATGACTTCGGCATATGACACCCCGATCTCGTCGCATCGGTCTTTGCCGACATCTCGGAAATACGCCTGTCGTGCTGCTGCACATGCCAATCTTGCTGAACCTCTTCCCTCTGCCACGCTCGCTGCTCCGGTATGGGCGCGAGCATGATCGGAGTTTCCACGATCATGAGATGCTTGGGCTTGGGCGGCGATGAGAACAATCTCGCCCGAACTTCCAGGTAATGCACGTGCTGCTCTTTCAACGCTCCTGATACACCTTGCATGCTATTCGCCTTCGCTGGTTGAAAACCGTGGATCCACATATCTGACGACCGGGATAGGCGTGTCGCACCATGCCCTCACCAAGGCTTTGCCAAGCTCGGTCGTGGTGTAGTGTTCGCCATCCTCGACGAGGATGCCGTTTTTGAGAAGCATTTCGATTGTCGTCGGGTAGATGGGTGCGTGCTTGTATTCGAACGGCCCGACCCTTGCGTGATGGTGCAAGACCACGTTGATGACGTATGGCGTCCACATCATTCGGCGGCTCCCTGATTATCGTTGTTGATCGTGTCGGGCCGCTCTGGGCCATACACAGCCTGCAGCGCCCAGAAAAATCGGGCTTTGGCCGGCCACTTCCTGCGCTTGACGCCCGTGTAGAAAGCGTCCTGAGAGACGTTGTCCTCGATGAGGTGGAGGTATTCCTTCTCGACGATCTGCAATTGTCGGCGGGCGTGATCTATCATTTTACCGTCGCCAGTCTGATGAGGTTGGAGACGCGCCGATCGCTCGATGTCTCCCAAGCCTCGTTGTTGCGCTGGACAGCCCGAGCGAGATACTCCTCGCGGGTTTCCTGATGCGGCATGGGGTTGTGCGGGTCGCTGAAGTTCTTGCCCTTCGTCACCCACTCGGCTTTGAAGCCTTGCCAGCCTCGGTTCAGGTGCTCCTCAGCAGCCGCGACGGCGTTGCCGGTGGCTTCATACTCCCGTAGAAGTGCTTTCGCTCCACGGGCCGTCAGTGGGCATTTCTTGCCGCGGCGATGGGCGAGGATGTCTTTCGCCAGATCTTCCCCAAGCGTGGGGCCGAGGATTTCCATTATCTCTTTGCTCATGCTGCAGATCCTTCGAAGTCATTGATAAGCACCACGCAGGGCTCTCCCTCGGGTCGCCATTCGTATGTGACGCGCTTGACGTATCGGTTGCTGTCGTCTTTGATGACGCCGGCCTTGACGAGCACATCCATGA